CGACCAGCCTCGACGGCGCGATCAATGTCGTGGTGGTCAACAACACGGCCAATTCGATGAACGTGTTTCCGTTTCTGGCGACGGATGTGATCGTCAGCAATGGCACGGCGGGTGGTGCGGGTGCGGCCTTGGCGGTGGCTGCCCTGAAGAATGCGGACTGCTGGGCCTCGACGTCACTGGGCCGCTGGTACTGCACGGTAGGGTGAGCGCTGCCGCGTTCGCTCGCGGAGGAGGCGCAACCCATGAGAATACTGTCAGCCACGGCCATTCTGGTTCTTTCCATCTGCGAAGTGCACGCGCAGGCGACCCCGCCCTGCACCGCGCCCTGTACCAAGACCCAGCTGCTCAACGACGTGCAGACCCAGTTCCCGGACAATACGGTCGGGGCCATCACCCCCTCCATCCTGCGCGGTTTCCAGAACAATTTGATCAATTCATCGATGGCGACGTCGCCGGTGGGCGCCGGTGCCTTCACCTGCTATGTCGGCACCACGGGACTGCTGGGAGCCTGCGCCAATGCCCTGAGCATTGCGCTGGGCGGCACCGGTGCGACGACGCAGCCGGGTGCCGCGGCGGCGATCTTCCCGCCTCCGACGAGGGCCGGAGACATCGCCTACTGGAACGGCTCATCGTGGGGCACATTGCCGGGCAACAACACGATGACGGGGCTGCTGCAGCAGACCAACACGGGCGTGCCGTCGTGGGTGAGCGGAAGCGTGGTGACGCCACTGGTGTTTCCGACCCCGACGAGGGCGGGCGATGTGGTTTATTACAACGGCACCTCGTGGCTGACGCTCCCCGGAAACAATGCCGGGACACAATTCCTGTCGGAGAGTTCTGCGGGTGTCCCGTCGTGGACCTCGGCGGCCGTATTTCCCACCCCGACCCGGGCGGGCGATATCATGTACTGGAACGGCACGACGTGGATCACCATTGCGGGCAATATTTCCGGAACGCAGGCGCTGACGGAGAATGCCTCGGGCGTTCCGGCGTGGGCGGCCTATAACGCGGGTACCGTGACCTCAATTGTGGCCGGGGCCGGTCTGTCCGGCGGCACCATTACGACCAGCGGCACCATAGCCCTCAACATGACAGTATTTTCCGCCTCTCTGGGAGCGGATGTGACGTTGGCTGCGGGCTATACCGATGGTCCGAGCATTGCGCAGGGCACGGTGGGGACGTGGATGGCCAATGGCACGGTGACACTGACGGATACGGCGGGCGCGACCTATGCCTGCAAGCTGTGGGACGGCACCACGGTGATATCGTCTGGTCAGGCGACGGCTGCGGCGGCGGCGACCATCACCATGACGCTGTCCGGAGCGATGACGACGCCTGCGGGCAACATCAAGATCAGCTGCAAGGATGCGGCGACCGGCAAGATCCTGTTCAATGCCAGCGGCAACTCGAAAGACAGTACCGTCAGTGCGGTGAGGGTGCAGTAATGGTCCAGACGGGTGGCTTTGGTCCCGGTTTTGGCGTCGGTTTTGAGGGCGGAGGCGCCAAGCCGACGCTGGCGACGATGGTATTCCGCATTGCCGCGGAACTGGGAGCGCGGTTCGACCTCGCCGGGTCTCCCGGATCGTCCTCGCAGCAGCGGCCCAATGCCGAGGCGATCCGCAATGCCATCGGCACTGCAATTTCTGTGTATCAGAAGCAGCGTTTTCGTTTCAATGAACTCGATCCTGCCAACCCCATCACCTTCATGACCATCGCGGGCCAGCACACCTATTCGACCAACGAGTGTCCGCAGCTGGCGACGTCGTATTTCTTCGACTACCTCAACATCCGGATCGGCAACACGCTGATGCAGCTGTCGCAGGTGACGCCGGAGCGGCAGCATCTCAACATCCAGCTGTTCACCCAGTTCGGCCTGCCGACGAGTTACGCCTATGAGGGGAACACGGTACTCCTTTATCCAGTGCCTGCGGCGGCGTACGAGGTACGTCTGGGTGCTCATCTGCAGATACCGGGGCCACAGGACGACAATGAGACGGACAATGTCTGGATGACGCAGGCCGAGCGGCTGATCCGGTGCCGGGCCAAATACGAGATCGCGGTGCACGTCACCCGCAACATGCCGATGGCGCAGGCGATGTCGCCGGAGCCCGGCTCCGGGGGAGAAACCTATCGCTCGTTCCAGACGCTGAAGCAGGAAGGCAACAAGGTGACGTCGACGAGGTCGCGTGTCAAACCAATGGCGTTCTGATGCCGGGAAAACTGATCCTGTTTCCAGAATACGCGCCGGATGTGACGCCGCTGGGTCAGGCCGAGTCGCAGACGATCTTCAACGTGGTGCCGAGGGGCGACGGCTACGGGCCGGTGCAGAGCCTGCAGGGCTACAGTCAGGCGCTGCCGGATCTGTGCCGCGGTTACTTCTTCGGGCGCAGGTCGGACGGCTCGGTATCGATCTTCGCGGGCACGGCCACCGATCTCTACATCATGGACGCGACCTCGCTGGGCTGGAACAAGGTCTCCAAGGGCGGGGTGTCCTATGCCACGGTGCCTGCCACCGACAACTGGCAGTTTGCCCAGTTCAATGATCTGGTGATCGCGGTCCAGCAGAACTGTCCGCCGCAGAAGTATGTGCTGAGCACCTCGACGGCCTTTGTCGACCTCGGCGGCAACCCGCCGTTTGCCGGATCGATCTCGATCATCGGCTTTTTCGTGGTGCTGACGGCGCTGCAGGCCAACCACCTGCGGGCGCAGTGGAGCGACCTCGATGCCCCGGAAGTCTGGGCTGCGGGTTTGGGGCTTTCTGACTTTCAGGACTTCCCGGATGGCGGGACGTGCGTGGCCAGTAGCGGTGGCGACGCCTACGGGCTGATCTTTCAGGAGCAGTCGATCCGGACCATGACCTACGCCGCGGGCAACCCGGCGATCTTCCAGTTCTACCGGCTGTCGACGCAGGAAGCGCTGTTTGCCAAATATTCGCTCGTCAACGTCGGCAACCGGGTGTTCTATCTGGGGGCCGCCGGGTTCAAGATGATCACCGGGACGACGGATATCCCGACCGATATCGGCAAGGACAAGGTCAATATCAGCTTTTTCAATGACGTCGATGCGGCGAACCTGCAGCTGATCATTGGCGCCTCGGCCCCGAAGGCGACGAGGGTGTATTTTGCCTACAAGTCCATGAAGGGAACGCCGAATTATTTCGATCGTGTGCTGGTGTTCGACTGGCTGCTGAACAAATGGACGCGTTTGAACATCTCGGGTGAGTATGTCGCGACATTGGCAAAACCCGGGCTGACACTGGAGCAGATGGATAAGTTCACGAGCGAACAATTGCTGGTGCAGAACGCGGCAAACAATGGCTCTGGGGCCATCCGGCTGACCTTGGATGCGGTATCCAAGCCAACCTTCGATCTGGCGGCGCAGCCGTTTGCCACGGTGCAGGGCGTGGTGGGCACGGTAGAGGCCAATGGCGTCTGGCGGTTCAACATCATCGACGGCACCCACGCCGATCTGGTCGGCTCGACCTTCGTCAACCCCTACATCAGCGGCGGGGCCATCGGTGGCTCCATCGAGACCATCCCGTTCTCGTTCGACACGGTGGTGAAGGCATCCTTGGCCAATTTGTCGGCGTTCAACACCTCCAACGTGCTCGGGTTCTTCGACGGTCCGACGCTGGAGGCGCTGCTGGAGACCGGCGACGCCGATGGCGAGGGCCAGATGCTGTTCACCAACGCGATACGGCCGATCACTGACGCGACGCAGGTGTACTGCTCGGTCGGCTGGCGGCTGGCCGTGCAGGGTCTGCTCAGTTACACCGCGGAGAACCTGATCGATGACATGGGGATGTCGCCAATTGACCCGATCGAGGCCCGCTATCAGCGCGGCCGGGTGCGGATCGTGGCAGGATCATCGTGGACCTTCGCCCGGGGCATCGAGCCCGAGAGCCAGATGGCGGGAGACCGCTGATGCCCGGGTTCGGCAGCCTAGCGCCCGATACATCGTCCGAGGATGACCTCCTCAACCGGTATTACGACCCCGGAACGGGTATGCCAGCCCCGGGGCCTGATAAATACCAGCCCCGGCGTCCGTGGGTGATGGAGCCGGACCTGCTGGAGACCCAGACCGGGCGGCGAAACCTGCCTCCCGGCATGCGGGAAAATGAAATTGGCGGGGTTGTTTCCGAGGATACGGGCGAGCCGGTCCCGGTGGTGCGTCGCCCCAGTGTATTGCCAATTGCGCCGACGCCGGAAGGACCGCGGTTCGTCAAGCCGAAGATCGCGGACCTGCTTCCCTATCTGATGGGCAGCCCGGCAGGCGAGGGCGCAGGCTCGGTAGGCAAGTTTGTGGCCGCCAAGAAGCCCGGTTTTAACCCGGTTTCCGAAGCGGCGGCTCTGGCTGAGGAGAGGCCAAAACGGCGCCCGGCTGCGGCGTCCATCCGGTCTGCGGCGAACGGGGCAACTTCGCAAGCGCCAGAGCAAATGCGCCCCCCTGATCTGGCGTCCTCAGGCCCGGTAAATGGGGGTGCGTCACTTCCGGACGTAGGGCCTCCGGCTCTCGGTCCCGGCCCGCAGGTGTCGGCTGGTGTGCCATGGGCTAACCGGATGGTGGAAAACTGGGGCAAGGCGCCTCCCGCTCCTGCGGAAGACCCGGTGATAGCTGGCAAGGGGTATTCCACGATCCGCCAGAGCGATATCAGCAGGGGCATAGGCCTTGGGATGTCTTTCTCGGGCGGTGGTCTCGGCACCCGGGTGCCCAAACCTGCCATTGAGGCTCCGGCGATCCTGCCGCGGCAGGTGCCGAATGCCGAGGATATCGCCGCAGTCAGGCAGGCCGCGGTGGAATACGGCCGCAAGGGCTGGCCGACCGCCAGCAGGGAAGTCTTCCACACCAACCCGGAGTCCTACGCGGAGACTGAAAGTCTGGTGCCGCAGGTTTCGATCAAGGACCGCCTCCCGGGGCCGCTGCCGGGCGAGAAACTTCCGAATATGGGCCGGGTCGAGCCAATTATCGGAAGTACCGAGGAAATTGCCAATAGAATTGCCGAGCGGCTCGATCCGATGGTGCGGCGGGGTGACGAAACGCTGAAATTCTACCATACCGGGCCTGTGATCCGCGGTCTGGAGCGATATGGCGACCTTACCACTCCCGAAGCCGGGCAATTCATGCGTGACTGGGCCGGTCAGGGCGCGGCGACCTCGCCAAGGACCCAGACACCGCCCAATTTGCGCAATGCAAGCTGGCTGCAGTATCTGCGCGCCACCGGCAACCCGCTGACGCCGGAGCGGTATGAGGCCGAGGGCAACGTCCCGGGCTTCCCGATGATGGGCATGCATGTTGATCTGGCGGATAAATTCGCCCGCGGCGTCGAGAACCCGTGGATCAACCCGAAACCCACGGTATTCCGGGAGAACTGGAGCGGCAACCTGCCGGATGTGACGGGCGATACCCACAACATCCGCTCGACGCTGTATGAATTCGACAAGGTGCATCCGGGGCAGCTGCCGCCGCAATGGTTCAACACGCCAGAGGCCTACGCCAAGTATCGCCGGGAGGGGTTCGAGGCGCTCGATCCCGGTGACATCAAGGACACGCTGGGCTCGACCACGGTTAAGGGCGTCAAGCGGCAGTCGGAATATCTGCCAATGACCCAGCCTTGGTATCGTGCGGCCCAGAAGGTTGGTATTGCTCCGGCCGAGGCGCAATCCGGCGGCTGGTTCTCCTACGGGCCTATTACCGGCCTGCAGTCACCGCCCAAGACGATCCCGAACCTTTTGAACGACCAGATCGAGGCGACGGCCAAAGCAATGGGTGTTCCGCACGAAAAGGCAGTACACTGGTGGGCGCAACGTATGATCCCGCTGGCAAGCCTAGCGGGGATGCTGGTGCCCCGTGAAGAGAGGCAGTGATGGCTGGTTTCGGCAGTCTTGCGCCAGATCAGGGAGCCGAGAACGACCTTCTCAGCCAGCCCGACTGGCGGGAGCAGGAGGCGCAGGCTGGTCTGGCGGCCCAGCAGGAAGCACAGCGCCCGAGCGGCCTATCCACCTTATGGTCTGCGATCAAGCATCCGTCGCTCTATCCGATGGTCAGCGGCATGGTGGCTGCCGAGGAGGCACCGAAGCCAGCACCCCGGACTGATCTGCCAGATGTCGGACAGCCACTGGTGTCGCCGGGACCGCAGATCTC